CTTTCGGCGGCCTCGGCCCTTCGTTCTGAAGGTTCTGTCCTTGCCTTTCGGGTTAGGACAACCACTTTCGTGGTGAGGGTCTCTGATGTGATAAAAACCACATCGTCAAGAAGGACACTATATGCCTACCAAATCTTCCGTCTGTAGAGTAGAGTGGGGCTCCGTGCGAAATTCTTCTCGCTTCGAGAATGGGCAATCGTATTACTTCGATGACTCTGTTGAATCTGGTACTTCCTTTAGTACCACCAACAGCGTCACGACGTCTGCGAGTATCCCAGGCTGGAGAGAGAGAATCAAGCATGGGGAATCCTGTACTACAACACTTGACGGATCTTTGGTAACAGGCTCTGGCTTTGGCACAGAAGAAGCTTGGCTCACCTTTCGTAAGATTGGTGCTCCAAACCCTCCCGGCCTAAACCAATTCACTGTTAGGGTATATGGTGCTCTGTCTCGTGTGGCTACCGTTGCCGGTGTGCCATCTGTCGATTCAGATCTTCTTGATTCCGCTAACAATGCTGCCAAGGAGATTTTCTCTAAACGCGCTCTAGCGGCTCAAAGGGCTATTCAGTCCTTAGTGACGCTGGGCGAATTCGGAGAGACTCTACGGATGCTGAGGTCACCTCTCGCGTCGCTTCAATCGGGCCTCCGTGACTATCTCAGTTCTCTAAGAAAGAGAACTGATCGTCGTCGGAACCGAAGGAATCGCAAGCGAGTACGTGAAATCATCGCCGATACTTGGTTGGAACATTCCTTCGGGTGGCAGCCACTGGTCGGTGATATCAAGAGTTTGTGCGATGCCCTCGCGCGCCTAAACGTGTATTCGATGCCGCGTAAGCGGATCAACGCACGTGCTGGTCGCGAAAAGCAAAGCGCATACTCTAGCGTCATAGACCGTTCTGCCTCCCCGGGGTTACAGTACAGTATCACCAGAAATGCGGTCCAGACGCGTTCGGCGGCGGTTAGGTTCTCCGGTGCGATCAAAGTCGCTTCCGGTCCTAACTTTACCACCGATACGCTAGGACTCAGTCTGCGGGACATAATCCCCTCCCTTTGGGAGCTGATACCATACTCGTTCCTAGTCGACTACTTCACTAACGTGGGTAGCATAATAGACGCCTGTTTCTTGCGTCGATCTGACATTTTATGGTCGGAACGGGGCTATAAGCTCGAGACTTCAACAGTCTTTAGCCCTGCCTCCGTTCTCGGTCACAAAACATCGTCGTATGAACCTGTGTCATACTACATCGATAGCATTGAATCTCGTATAAGCAAAAGAGTGGTTCACCGAGAACCTTATACTGGTGGTTTTATCCCCAGCTTAGAGTTCAAGGTACCTGGTGTTAATTCCAAGAAATGGATTAACATTGGGGCACTTCTAATTGCTAGTAGAGAAACTTCCCGGAGGATAGCTCGCATAGGATAATCCTGTCCTATTCGAGGCCTCCCTTCTGACGCCTATTTCCCTTATGAGGTGTTTCTATGAGTTGGTCACCCGACTCGAGTACAACTGGCGCGACCGTAACGGGGCTGACGTCACCGACCTATACACTGGTCGATGACGCTGCCCCGGTAGCAAACGCAAAGCAGAAAACTGTGTCCGCACTTGGCGGTACGCAGGGAAATGCTTCTGCGAATACGGTCTCGGAACCCTTTACCGCGACTTTTTACAAGCCTGCAGCCTTGAAACAGCTGCCGCCTGCAAATCCGTCGACGGGTCTCCGGGGCTCGGTTCCCAATAACCAGTATCGGCTCGTCGTCCGAAAGGGCGGCGAAGCTGCTGCTGGTGTTCCCGTCACAGCCATCGCGCGTTTGACGCTCGATGTACCTGCCGGGATGGACAGCTACGATCCTGACAACATCCGTGCTCTCGTGTCCTTCCTGATTGGCTTGCTCAATGAAGAGTCGGCCGACCTGGCGGATACGCTACTCACCGGCGTGCTTTAAGCATAAGCCGTACTTCTAGGCGCTGCAATCTCGCACGCCTTTGTAAAAGGAAATCAAATCATGAATCCTTCTATGTTGAACGGCTATTTGTCCGGGTCTGTTGGCCTAGCTAGTGCTAGGTATAACAGTACCGGCAATTTCGTCCGTGAGTCTATGGTTGTCCGGAAGGCCTTGGGCTTCGGTGGTTATTCCACTGAAGCTTCGGCCGACCGTTCTTACCATATATATGTCAAGTGCCTCTTGCTCCTTCCGGAATTTGAGGACCTTGACTATGATAACTTTACCATCGCTGGACGATGCGAATTACTCCATTACATCGACGGCGTCGCCGACGACCTGTTCCAGAAGGAACAGATCGCGCGCGGCGCCAATCGGGTATGGAAGTGGTCCGTCCCCAGTCATTGGTTAGTTAAGCACGCAGTATCTCGCTCGGCTTCATCAGTCAAGTGAGATCCTGGTTGTTGCTGTCAGAAATCGTTCACCATCGGAAATGGTGGTCCATACTGTGGGAGCCAATATGGCCGTCGAGCCTGTTGCTTTGAAACAATGCTTACGAGAGGATCTATCTGACCAAGGTTTCTCTGCCTTTGAGCAGAGAGAATTTTGGCCAGGTATGTCTCTGAAGGAAGCTGCCATGCTGTCGATCTGGACTTCTCTCCTCAAGAAATTGAGGGTAAAGAATACTGGATTGGCAGATACAGCAGCTCTCGACAAATTCCTCGCATGCAACAATGCATGCGGGGAATGGAGACTTGACTTGTCACTATGTGACACGAAGACAGAAATCATTCTGGGTACCGTAAGACAGTATCTTGATGACTTCTGGCACCGTAACGGTTATGACCTTGTTGACTCTGATCTTGATGTCCTCGAAAGAGGCGCATTAGGGCCAGGTGTCAGCATTGGCAGTAATGGGAACGACTTTTATTCAAAGTTGTTCTCATCGCCGCTTACCGTTTCAGACCTCTCCTTGTACAGATGGTACAAGCGTTACATCTGGAACCTTCCGGAATGGTCCATAGCGGAGCAAATCCGCACCTTGGATTACGGCGAGCCCAGTGTAATTGAAAGCAGTCGTCTTAGTTTTGTACCGAAGAACGACGAGATCTCACGATGCATCTGTATCGAACCAACGTTGAATGTTTTCTATCAACTTGGCTTCGGACGGATACTTGAAGATAGATTGCGGGAGAGATTTGGCATCTCTCTTAGCTCTCAACCCTTCAAGAATCGTGCTCTCGCGCGCCTCGGCAGCATTACTGACGGTTTAGCTACGCTAGATCTTAGTAGTGCCTCCGATTCTATTAGTTGTAGGATGCTCCAGTACCTTCTTCCTCGGCGTTTTTACGCCTTCTTGGAGAGATACAGGAGCCCTGCAGTTGATGTGAAAGGGCGCGGTACCGTACCGTTGAATATGATCTCCACAATGGGAAACGGTTATACGTTCCCACTGCAGACCATACTCTTCAGTGCGGTTGTCGCGGCGTGTATGAGTTTTAGGGGAATACCCTATCGCCCATGGGAGACCCCACTCGGTCGACGTTCTATCGACCGCCGTGAAGTCTCTCTTACACGAGCTAGCGAGCTTTGGAGCGTGTTTGGTGACGATATTATATGTCCTTCCGCTTGTGCGGAGGACGTAATCGCCATTTTGCAGCTCCTTGGCTTTAAAGTTAACCACGACAAGTCCTTTGTCAGAGGACCGTTTCGCGAGTCATGCGGCTCGGACTTCTTCAATGGGTCCGATATCCGTGGTGTATACGTGAAAACGTTAAATACACCGGAAGCTCGCTACTCTGTGATTAACATGCTTACCCGGTTTGTGACAAAAACTGGAATCAACCTTAGTCGAACACTCCGGCTCCTTATTAACTCTGTTGATAAAGAGCTCAGGGTTCCACCTTGGGAAGATTTCAGCTCGGGCATCCACGTTCCATCTAGTCTAGCCCCTTCCTCTCGAGATCGAAACGGAACGCGTATTTACTATGCGCGTGTCCCGATCCCTCGAGTTAAGAGGATAGTTGATGGCAACGTTGTCGTGCCAAGAGGGTGTAAGCCGCTGATCTATAACCCACCAGGGTTGTTGATCAGCTTTTTACAGGGTTCGGTTAAGTCTAGTAGTATCGGAGTCAGGAATGACTCCGTTCGCTACAAGACGAAACGTCGCTTGGCGCCCTCTTGGGATGCCACTGCGTTGTCCTGGTACGAGTCGCAAGACTACGGCCTGGACTGGGGACGGTTTGAGACCGTCCTCGAAGACTTACTCCAAAAGAGTTAGTTTTCGAGCCTAGAGCTTAAGTGCTCTTCCGGGGATTGCTCGCCTAGCA